TTCCGAATGATATCTCCATTTATAATCCAGTACATGGAGCTAACAGGAGAGGGAGTTAGCGTGTATACGGAGGCAAAGGGTGAATACACAAAGCAACTATGTCAGTTTATGTTGCCGGCACTTTTACAGTATTTTCTCGATATGCTCGATGAGGCTAAGCGTAAGGAGGTAAATCCCAATAAGTTGCTCTTGATATTTCAGGAGCTTTTGGAGGGTGTCCCCGAATGGAATGCAGACAAGGTTCAACGTGAGACGAATCTTCTGAGTACAAATACAAAGTGTGACTATTTGGAGGAGCTCTTGACGGCAGTCTTTATTGCCCATACAAAGGTGCTGTCGGCAATTCGCTTGACAACAAAGCAGAAGAAGCTTCAAATTACCATTCCTAGGTTGGAGCATTTTCTTCATCGGACTTTGACGGAGTGCTCTCGTCAGCTGTGGAGTAATGTCTATCTTTTTTCACTTTCCGTTCCATCCATCGAGCGCCAGAAGAATCTTCGGCAGATTGAGACCTTTTTGCACAATGGAATTCAGCAGGCAATTCGCAGCATGTTGCCTGTGAAGAACATTTTGCGGGAGTACTTGAATGAGGATGAAGAGGAAGAGGAGGCGGCTGAGGAGAAGCTTGAGGAGAAGCTTGAGGAGAAGCTTGAGGAGAAGATTGAGGAGGACAAAGAAGATAAAGAGCAGATAAAGCTTCAAGGGGAAAAAGAGGAAATAAAGCTTCAAGAGGAAAAGGAGCACCCAAAGATTCAAGAGGAAAAAGAGGAAAAGCCTCTAGAGCCTGAAACCATTGTTTTCACGGGACTTGATACACAAGGTCCTGAAAAACCTGTACCTATCGAGCCTGTAGCTGTAGCTCCACCTGTACCTCCACCTGTACCTCCACCTGTAACTATGTCTGTATCTCTACCGCTAGATGTACCTGAAGAGTTTAACTTCGAGGATGTGAAAATCCTGGATGAGTCTCCGGAGCCAATGGACGAGTTTGAAGATCTTGAGAAGACAGATATTCTTCAGATGGATTTTGAAGAGCTTTAGATGCGTCACTTAAGATGCCTTTTTTTCCTTCCAAGCGGCCAGAATGTCACAAACTCCCCTAGTCACTGGAATGATCCTAGGCGGTGTTGTTATCTCGGCGCTCGGCGCAGCAAGTACGTATTTTACAGAGGGGAAGAACCCCGCCGTAAAAAGCGTCGGACGTGATTTTGTTATCGGTAGTGTCATGGTACTTATGATTATGCAGTTGCTCCCTGAGTCATCCACGAGTGTCGTGGACTTTTTCATGGGGCTCATTCCCCTTACTCTCTTTCAGGCGCAAGCAGTAAGCTCAGCGGTTACGGAAGCGGTCGAGGAGATGGAAGTCAAGGTCGGTGTTCCGCAGTTTTAAAACAGCTGCCACTTTTTCATCTCATCAACTTCTGACGGGTTCACTTGGAACTGGTCAAAAGCTGGATGCTTAAATTGTTGTGATGGAATTGCGTTATGTATATTTGCCGCAATGTGGTTGTACAGGTCGAAATCAGGGAATCGCTCTGAGCCGTCGGCATTAATAAGTACATTCTCGCCGTTATCATCAATCATCCACGACCAGAGACAGTTACACAGAGGGGACACAGTCTCAAAGACTTCGAGATCCTCTTCCGAGCTGAGAAGCTCTCCTCCCTCTAGTTTCTCGGGTGGGTCAGGATACAGAGATTCAAAAAGGCTCACTGCCAAGCGGCACAAATCAAAGGATGGATTGGGGGGGACTTCGACAGCCTTCATGATAGGCCCAAACGAATACTGCCCATCAGCATCATTATCCTCCTTGAAATCATCGCTAATGAACTGCGTACCATTTATGGTAAAAATGGAGCGCCCGAAGTCAATGATACGGAAGAGCTTTCCAAACGTGGGTACCTTGAAGACGGCACCAGACTTCAGGCTATAGTACAAGAATTCCTCTTTTGTTGGCGTCCAGACAATATTATTCGTGTGGAGGTCATTGTGTGTAAATCCGAACACTGATTGCGCAACTGTGAGGGCGGCAATAACTTGAAAGACCCAGGCAGACCAACGTAATTCCCACTCGGGTGTTCCATGACTTGCCCCCACAGCCTCTATAGAGTCGAGAAGCTCATCCATTGTTCCAGAATTCTGCTCAAGGGCAATAAGCATCACTGGGAAATCCCGGAACTCGGCGTAAATCTTATACTTGTCCTCATTGCTGTCGATAGAATCCTCGGAGCTTTCGGCAAAGGAAAGAGATGACATTCCATCCGAATGAATGGACCCCATATCTGAAATATGTACTGCGTCAATGACATTGATAGCGTCAATCTCTGTTTCGCTCTCCGTCTCATACTCAGAGTCGGAATCAAGGACGGAGGGCTCACGAAGATATTCATCTCTTGTTTCCTTGGAGACCTCTACCGAATCTTTATCGAACATACAGAGTTTGAAGAGACCGCGTTTCTGTCCCTCCCAGACCCAACTAGAACTCTTATAATCCTCATAATCCTCCGTCAAGTTGTATCGATAAATATCGGCACGCGCACAAAAAGCTCCATAGAACTCGTTGAAATGCGGGGATATACCCTCATCCCTCAAGCGACCAAGGGCATAGGAGGCAACGGCTTCCACATATGCCTGGTTCGACGAATCCTGTAGTTTCGTCCAAGCAGATGTCCACGTCTTTGTGTGCCAAGGAAGGCCAGTTTGCTTTGGAAGACTGTACTTGCCCTTCATCCAGCGAATAGGGTCAAGAAGGTGAGTCACCTTCATAAAGGCATTCTGTCTCTTTGATTCCGTCTCAGTAGACCCGTCCACGTTCGGCACAAGGCTCAAGTGACAGGGTCCGGATGTTCCAGAAATATCGATTTGCTTAATTCGCCATTTGGAATCGAGCCATATATCCTCTGTTTGTTTACTGTTCAAGTTGTACAAGTCGGAGAGGGTGGGAAAAAATGTCTGAAGGTGATTAAACCCACTCACGTCGGCAAGCTCCTTTGATAAAGGTGCTTGCCGGAAACGAGGAGATGGTAGAGTCATACCCCGGAGATTATGCATTCTTACCGGGTTTAAGAGCCTTTAGATTGCGTTGTGACGCACTCGGAAAAAACTAAAGGACTATACAGTTATACATGTCTGCGGCTCTGAATGTATCATTGAAGAAGTTCGATATGCGCAAAATCCCACAGGATGCCGTGGTGATTTTTATTGGCCGTCGTCGTACAGGTAAATCCACCCTGGTGCGTGACTTGCTCTTTCACCACCAGGATATGCCTATGGGTACTGTTATCAGCGGTACAGAGGAATCGAACTCCTTTTATGGAAAGATGATTCCCCCCCTTTTCATTCACGGCGAATTCTCTCCCATGATTTTGGCAAATTTCGTGAAGCGGCAAAAGATGATTATGGGAAGGATTCAGAGAGAGCAGCAGGGCGGTGGCAGGTCCCGCTTGGACCCTCGCTCATTTATGATTCTCGACGACTGTATGTACGATGATAGTTGGACACACGACAAGAACATTCGTTATTTGTTCATGAACGGGCGATGGCTCAAGGTGTTTTTCATCATCACGATGCAATATCCTCTTGGTATTCAGCCAGCTCTCCGGACCAATGTGGATTTCGTTTTCATCTTGCGTGAGCCTTATGCCACAAACAGAAAGCGCATCTTTGACAACTATGCCTCTGCCTTTCCCAGCTTTGAGTTCTTCTGTCAAATCATGGACCAGTGTACACAGAACTATGAATGTCTGATTGTAGACAATACAAGCCAGTCAGCGAAACTCGAAGACTGTATTTTTTGGTACAAGGCTGACATGCATCCTGACTTTCGCATTGGTGCCGCCGAGTTCTGGCAGCACTCGGCAAATTACTATCGGGACAAGCAAGAAGAGGAAGATAATCAATACGACCCTACAAATGCCCGTAGATTGAAGGGGCCGCCCATCACTGTTCAGAAAAAGAACTGAGGGCCTAGTAATTTTGGCACAACACGATAGATGCAGGTTGACATATATAGTATTGGACTTATTCTAGTATTGGCACTAGTACTCTTGGTGGCAGATCGTTACTTTCGTATTAATCCCTTTTTGATAAGGGAAGGATTCCAACTTTCGGGACAACCTCAGCGTTGTGGAGTTGACTTGCCACCATGTCCCTTTCCTAAACGCTGTATGAATGGATTCTGCTATACGTCTGATGAACCCCAGCTACGCGATAGGAATCCTCTCCCGGTTCTTCCGTAAAATCATGGACCACAGTAGATATGAAGGG